GTTTATTTACTCTAGAGGACTTAGAGCCTAATCAAGTACTTGGGGTTACGCATGTATCAGACGCTGAGACTACACAATTGTTTCGTACACCACTAGGTGGTTTTATAAATCATAGTGAGAAACCTAATTGTAAGTTATATGAAATAGGTAGGTTTAAGTATTTAAGAACTATGTATGTAATACCAATGGGTACTGAGTTAACAGTTAAGTATACTATGTATGACCCTACCGAGTCCTAGGGCGTATATTACCCCAACGGTCTACACGTACAATAGTTTTTCTTTCTGTATCAGAGATACAAGGTAAACCATCTATGTGATGTCGGTATTGTTCTTTGCAGACTAAACAAGGTTGATGTCTGTTGTATTTAAAATCTACCCTAGCCATAAGCTGTTCTATGTTAAGAGCAACTTCTCTAGCTTTTTCTTGAATCTTTTTATCCTGCATGGGTATGTTATGATATCATAATGATAAGAATATGCAACTCTTGTAATTTGCCTCTAAAATTCTTTAGGAAGTTTAAGTCTTGGAAGAACTTAGGTTGCACAAAGTATAATAAAAAACTTAGGAGAAATGATGTACGGAAAAAAAATGAAGAAGAAAAAGACAAAAGCCAAGAAGAAGAGTAAAAAGGGCATGTACTAAGATGGGAAAAAAAGGTGGAATTAAAAAGAAGCTCAACATTTTTACTAGCGATATACTGCTTAAAGAATGGGCTATGGATTTATCTGATGCTTGTGGCAGCAGATTAGTAAATAAAAAACTTAATCTTAGCAAAGTAGATGCTTTGATAGAATCGTTTGTAGATGACTATAATGAAAACATGCATGCAATGATTCAACTTAAAAATAGTGAGGAAGAGTAATGGCTAAGAAACCAGCAAGAAAACCTATTAACGCGAGTACAAAGAAAACTTTACAGAATAAAGCTAGTAAATCTAAATACACATATGGACAGTTAGCTAGAGTCTACAGACGTGGACAAGGTGCTTATTTGTCATCAGGTTCTAAATCTGCATCTATGCAAGCATGGGCTATGGGTAGAGTAAATAGTTTTATTAAAGGTGGACATCCACAAGACAATGATATAAAGAAGAAAAAAAGTGCCAGCAAGAAAAAAAAGTAAACGTAAAGTACCTTACGAAAAAGGTGTACCTTCTAAGTATTTAAAGAATAAAAAGAACTCTAAATCTGAAGTAGCATCTGAGATTAAAAGAACTGCTAAACTTTATAAGGAAGGTAAACGTATTGACCTTAAAAAAGTACAGAAGTCTAGAGCAGTGAGGAAAAAGAAGTGAAAGTATATACAAAAGCAGGCAAAGAGTACAAAGGCAAACATCACAAAATGCCTAATGGACAAATTCATTCTGGTGCTAAACATAATAAAAACAGTAAACGTTTGTATAAAACAAGACCAAAGAAGAAGAAGTAATGGCTATAGTATATAGAGGCGAAAGATTCTCAGGTTACAATAAACCTAAACGTACACCAAAAGCTAGCAAGTCACATGCTGTATTAGCTAAAGAAGGCGACAAAGTCAAACTTATTAGATTTGGTCAACAAGGTGTATCTGGTGCAGGTAAAAAAACTGATGCTAAATCTAAAGCTAGAAGAAAGTCTTTTAAAGCAAGACATGCTAAGAACATCAAAAAAGGAAAAATGTCTGCAGCCTACTGGGCTGATAAAGTTAAATGGTAAATGTAGTTTGCATCTCAGAGGGTTGCAACGAAGCATTACCAGAGAACTCTACTAAATATTGTTCTAAGACGTGTTACAAAAGAGAATCACAAAGAGCTTATAGAGCTAAGAAAGATGGTAAAGAGTATGAGTTACCTGTAAAAGAATTAAATCAACCTAAGTCAGCAACAGTACGTAGAGGTAGTTTATATAAAAAGTTTATAGACCAAAGCTATGCTTTAGATGTTGTAAACGAGAATATAACTTCTAAAGAAGCAGCAGAAGCACTTGGTTGTTCTACTGCACAGATTTCTAGAATGTTGGCTGCATATAGAGAAGATATACAAACACAAGTAGAATCATCTAACTGGGAAGTATCAGAAGATGCCCAACAATCCTTACAAGACTTTAAAGAGTTTAGAGATAGATACTTCTTAACAGAACTAGGTGTACAGTTTGAGACAGCAGATTTTCACCATAATTGGATTACATCAATTAACAAAGCCTTATCTAAAGGTGGACAACAAATGATACTTAGTCCTCCACGTCATGGTAAAACAGAACTTCTTATACATTTTGTTATTTGGCTTATCTGTAGAAATCCAAACATAAGAATATTATGGGTTGGTGGTAACGAAGACATATCTAGAAATGCTATATCTTCTGTTATGGACACGCTAGATGCTAACGAAAAACTTATAGAAGATTTCTGTGGACCAGGCGGTACATTTAAACCGTCATCAAGAACTGGTAAATCTTGGTCACAAAATGGATTTACTGTAGCTACTAGAACAGTATCAGGTATAAAGTCACCAACAATGGTTGGTATTGGACGTGGTGGTAAAATTCTATCACGAGACTGTGACATTATTATTGCTGATGACATTGAAGACTTCTCATCTACAATGCAACCTGCTTCAAGAAGAAACACTAAAAACTGGTGGACTACCACATTAGGTTCTAGAAAAGAGGAACATACAGCAATGGTGGTAATTGGCTCAAGACAACACCCTGATGATTTATATTCTGCTTTATTAGAAAACGAAGCGTGGGAGACAATAGTAGAAGAAGCACATGATTCAATGTGTACTACAGCAGAGTTTGAAGAAAAAGACCATATAGAATGTATGCTATGGGCTGATAAACGTACGTTTAAATGGCTTATGGATAGAAAACGTGATGCACAAACAACAGGTGGCTTAGCAAGATTTGAAATGGTATATCTAAATAAAGCACAGGCACAAGGCTTATCTTTATTTAATCCTGAAGTAATAAAATTATGTTATGACCCGAATTGGGATATAGGACAGATACCAGATGGTGCATACCTAGTTGCAGGATTAGACCCTGCTGCTACAGGTTATCAAGCTGGTTTTCTTTGGGCTGTTGAAGCTACTAACTCAGAAATTAAGTTAACTATGGTAGATATGGAGAATCATCAAGGTGGTGGTCTAGAAGAAGCTAGAGCCTTAATAAAAAAATGGTTTGAACAATACAACTGTTATCACTGGGTTATAGAAGAAAATGGTTTCCAAAAAGCTATTAGGCAAGATGAAAAGACTAGAGAGTACGCAAACTTACACGGTATAAAGTTAGAGGGACACGAAACACATAAGAATAAATGGGATGAAAGATTTGGTGTTACAGCACTAGCTCCTATGTTTCAAGAAAAGAATATTAAACTACCTTTTTCTAGTATTGACGCTCAAACTAAGAGTATTACCTATACCAAACAATTAAGTTATTTTGCTTCAAAAGGCAATAAAAACTCGTATAAAAGTGATATAGTTATGGCAAGTTGGTTTCCCATGAAAGTAATCAGGAACTTGCAGAAGTTAACCTACGCGGAAATAGGTTTAGACTACACTCCTAGTTATGAAGGATATAGTATGCTAGACTTAAACGATATACCATGGAGTTAAATTGACACCAGACCAGATTATAGACAGAGCTACGTTCTTAAAGAAGTCACACGATAATGCTTTAATTGATAGAGCGAGATTCCGTGCAATACTTAATGGTGGTGAAGATGGTATACGACAATTACTAGGTCCAGGAATGGATTCGTTAGACTCCGCAACGTTACCAGCTCCTAACTTAATGTTATCTGCATTAGATAGACTTGCACAAAAAATAGGTAAAGTGCCGTCATTAGATGTTTCTATTACCAATGCTAGAGATTCTCAAAGAAACAAAATCAAAAAAGATAAGTTAGAGAGAATTATTACATCTTACGATAAGATGCAAGGATTAAAAATGCAATTACCACAAGTAGCTAGATGGCTACCTGGTTATGGATTTGCAGTATGGGTTATCACTACTAAAACAGATGGTGAAGGAAATATCTATCCATATGCAGAACTTAGAAATCCTTACGATTGTTTCCCTGGATATATGGGTAATAACCAATCTCCAGACGAACTAGCCATAGTACAGAAAGTACCTATCAAGCAGTTGTTACAAATGTACCCAGAACTTAAAGCATGGTTTGAATCACAAAATGAAGAAGTAAGAGATTCGTACCTTAACATGGGTTCTGATACCTCTTGGGAAAACAATGCTGAAACAGGAGACGTAATACTTGAATACATGAATGTAGAAGGAACTTATGTTTTACATATGGCTTCTAGAAAAATTATAGACTTTGTACCTAACCCACTTAAATCTGGTCCATCTTTCGTTGTAGCTAAAAGATATTCTTTTGACAAGCTACAAGGACAGTTTGACCAAGTAGTAGGTTTGATGTCATCTATGGCTAAGATAAACATTTTGTCTGTTATAGCTATGGAAGACGCAGTCTTTACAGAAACAAACGTGGTTGGAGAAATAGAATCAGGACAGTACAGAAAAGGTAGAAACTCAATTAACTATTTGTCACCAGGTTCACAAGTTATAAAACCTGTTACTAACTTACCGTATCAGCTATTTGAAGCTGTAGGTAGATTAGAAAGACAATTACGTGTTGTTGCTGGGTATCCAGTTCAAGACGACTCTATATCACCCAACTCATTTGTAACTGGTAGAGGTCTGGAAGAACTGGAATCTGGCGTTGGTGCTATGGTCACTGAGTACCACACCATAATTGAACATGCTTTACAAGAAGTAGATAGCAAAAGATTAGAATTAGACGAAGCGTTATTTAGTAAACAAAGAAAACCTATAAGTGGTACATACAAAGGTGCATCATTCTCTGAAGAATATACTCCTGGTACTGACATAAATAAGAATTACACAACACAACGTAAGTTTGGAGCTATGGCTTCATTTGATGCCCCTAATAAAATAATTACTGGGCTACAACTTTTACAAGCAGGAATAATTGACAAGGAAACTTTCCAACAAGAGATGGACGGTTTAGAAAACCTGACTCAAATTAATGAACGCATAGTAAAAGAAAAGACAGAAGATATCTTATATCAGACTTTGTTACAGCAATCTCAATCAGGAGATAAAGCTGCAATGATGGCTGTTGTAGAGATATACAATAATCCAAAAGATATTGGTATTATTCTAGAGAAGTACTTTACAGCACAAGGTGAAGAACCTACTCCTGAAGAACAAGCTGTCTTACAACAACAGGGTGTACCACAACAATCAGGTCCACCAAATTTAGCAGCTTTGTTAGGAGGAGCAATTGGCGGATAACCCTACCAATTTAGAATTTGCAAAGATAGTAGCAGCGAACTATACCGTAGAAGAACAACCTATGTGGGAAATGACTTCAGAGGCTTTACAAGAAGAAGAGAGTCAAGATATTATTGATATCTTAACTGTTGCTTATATACCAAACTTAGGAAGAATAGATATACTTATTGTTCCAGAAAACTTTAAATACGGAGATGGATTTGGAGTTGATGATGGCGCGATTTAATCCTAAAACAAATAAAGCTGTATATGAATCAGAATCTTATGGACAAGGTGTAGAACTAGATAACTTGCAAGATAGTGCAGAAATGTTTAAAGAAGAGGTTGCTGAGACACAAGGTGTACCTAGAGTACAAGCTCCTGCAACACAAAACTTTTTAAACTCACAACAAGGTATTTATACACCTACAAATAGTCCTGGAGAAGATGTAGCTACAAGTCAATACAAAACAGCGAGTGGTTTACCACAGGTAGATGCAAATATGGCATTGAGGAGAATGTATCAGTTCATACAAAGTAAAGATATTATAGCTTTGATGGATGATGAATCAGCAGCACCAGAGGTAACTTAACATGGCATGGCAGTGGAACTTCTCTGCTCCTTGGGAAGATGGGCAAGATGAAGACTTTAGAAATGAGTCTTTAGCACAATCAGAACAACTTAATAATTTCTTTGCTAACAATCCAGCTATACCACAAAACATGGCTGAGATATCTAGAAGATTTGGTTACTTACCTAAAGACGTACAAGTAGCAGGTGCATTAAGTGGACTTACAGCTGACTCCCCAGAGTTTACAGCTATTGTTGAAAGATTTATGGAGAAAGAATCTTCATGGTGGGAATCAACAAAAGCAGCAACAAGAGGTGTAGTTAGGTCTGCAGTTGTTGGTATGGAGTCTGCATCACAGTTTGTTAAGAAGTATGGAACTGCAACCATGAAATATTATGGTAAAAGACAGATTAATCCTTTAGCAGCTTTCTCAGGTATAGGAACATTAATGCCTTTACTTGACCCAGAAGGTAGAGATGAAATAGCACAATCTTTTAAAGACCAAGGTCCTACTCTTGCAACTAGAGCTATAAATCAAATCCGTGAAGGTAAGCGAGTTAACTTAGGAGAGGGTTACTTTGGTAATTCTACAGTTGCAGAAGAAACAGATATATATAAAGAACTTGTTGGTAGAGGTGCTAACCCTGACCAAGTAAAACAAATCATTCAAGAGTATTACGGCACACCTATCTCACAACAAGAGATGTCATCTAGAGAAGGTAACTCAGGAACATACAGAGGTAGAAAAGGTGTAGTTAAACTATCTCCAGGTAGAGTTGCAGCAGTAGAAGTCTTTGAGCCAGGTACAAGAAGTTTCAATCTTATGTCAGGTATTATTGATGCAGCGTACACAGTGTTTACTGACCCAGCTAACTATGCAGGTATGGGATTTGCTAAAGCTGGTAAAGCAGCTAAGAGTTTTAATCAAACTGCAGCAAAAGCAGACGCAGGACTTTTAGATAAAGTTGTTAGAAAAACAGTTAAAGTACCTACAGCTAAACAATATTTCTTAGAAAGTAAAACAGGAGATGACATAGCTCAACTGTTTGCTGATGCTAAAACTTATGATGAAGTAGAGATACTTCTAGGTAGGCAAGGTAAGTTAGCTACAGAAAAATCTGCAGGTGGTGCAAGATTATATAAAAGATTAAGAGACACTAATGATAAAGACGCAATAAAGAATATTCTTATAAATGCTGTAGAAGACCCTTTGACTAATGTGTCCCAAAGATTAGACCCTAACTCATTGTTATTTAAAGGAAGTCTATCTAAAACAGCAGCTAAGTTTATGTACGGAGATAAACAAGCAGCAGTAGGTTTAAGAACAAATATGAAACTCAATGGTAGTAATAACATATTCAGTAGATTGTTTTCAGAGTTTCCAGCACCAAAGATTAATACTGATGATTTGAATGAAACATTTTTTCAACTAAAAGGATTTATGAAATTCGCAAAGGTTGATGATGATGTTGCAACTAAAGCATTAGACAGAGTAGCAGATGCTATGGAAGATGAAACTCTTAAACAACTAGAAGGTATGCCAGCATCATTACAAAAACTAAATATGATGTTAGATATCTATTCAGGAGAAACTGGTGTACTTAGGCACATACAAGAAAAATTTGGTGCATTAGGTTTGCCTAGAGAAGTTGTAAATCAAATAGGTAAGTTTACTGCAAGCATAGATGAAGCTAACAAATACTTTTATGGTACATATGGAGAAGAAGCATGGAACTTACAAAAACTTGACATTATGGACAAAGGTCTCAACTCTTTAGATAGCATAGAGTTCAATATGGCTGAGACTATAGATTTGCTTGACACCATACTTACAAACACAAGTTTTAAAAAGACTAAAACAATTAGAAAGTTTGAAGACCTTAAACAAGATTTCTTAGCAAATGCTGAATCAGCAGCAAGAGTACCTACTGACTTAGCAGAGGGACAGATACTACCTAGAAAGATTATTACAGGTGGTGGTCCAGGTTCAGAACAAGAAG